TTAGGTGCAAATGCAACAAAAAGCCACACTTGCACCAGTCCTATCAAGCTGGTTGAAGTGATGGTAATGTTTTCAATACTTCAAATGCTTCTGGAAATATCCAAGCAGTTGTTTTGTATTTCCCATCTGATTGCTTCAACCTTAAAATATAGCAATGGTCATCAATGCTAATTTGACATCTACCACCATATTCATCAGCAAGTGTGGCTACTGGTGTAAATTCTTCTCCGTTATCCAAAACGGCATTTTTGTCTGTTTCTACTTGTTTATACATAATAATTTTTGTTGCATCAGCACCTAACAAAGTATAACCAAAAGTGGGGCTGATATTCCACATTCAGCTATTGTGCTTCTAATTTACTTTTTAGGTAAGTCGGGGTTCAGCGCTTTTATCCCCACCTTCGGTTATACCCAACCGTTACCACTCATTTTGCTTTTGCCAGCGCACGCATAAGGTCATAAGCATCGTCTAAATTTTCTTTAATAAAAGTTGGTAATCCCTTTTGGCTATCAATCGCAGGTGTTAAGCCTTGTGCACCAAATTCGGTTCGCTCACTTTCTTCTTTATAAATTTTTCCTTTGTATTCAACCTCACGGCTAAATCCTTTGTCTGTCACTTCGATTGTAATTTTTACTTTTTTCATTTTATGTATTTTTTAAGTTAATATTTTCATTCATCCACCCACGCAAAACGAGAGCATAACAGCGTATAAAAGCCATTAAAAAAACGGCTCTTATACGCAAACCGTTAGCGGTCAGGCTAAATACCCAACACACGTTGAAACTCAAATCGCTTTTGGTCTTTACCTTGTTCGTGAGCATATTTCAAAACATCAGACCATCGACTGAATTTATCAACTTTAATGTCACCCCAACCAGGCAACGCATAGGTTGAAAAATATTTGTGTTTAAATCCTAAATTAATTAAGGCATCAACTACATCCTTTTGAAATTTTGTGAGCTTCTGATATTGCTCTAATTCTTCTGCTTCCATTTGTAAAACTTGTTTTTGGACTTCACCCAATCTTTCTTTTAAGTTTTCAAAATCATGTAGATTTCTAACTTTTGTAATTGTTTGTTCTAAAGTCATTTTTATATTTGTTATTAGTTAATACTACTCGTAACCACCGCCAGCAGGTAACAGCACCTAATGGCTATTTTCCTTCCCACTTGCAGACGCTCACAGCCATTAGCCGCAAAACGTTAGGCAACATTTGTTTTGTTTAAAATTAAAAAGCCCTCGCACATAGTTAAACAGTAGTCAGTCATTTCTAATTCAATACCAATCAATTCACAGGCAACAATAAAATGCCCCATTGAAATTTCTTTTTCCTTATCAAACTTCATAAACCCTTTTGAGTTTTGTAAGTAAAATCCATCATCTTCAAAAATAGCTTCAATGGTTTTATCGTTTTTAAAGTTTATTCCATACGGATAAGGTTGGTGTGAGCAACCGTAATCGCCACCGCATTCACAACTTTCAAAACTCACATTTATATTTTTGAACATTACTTTTGCCTGTGAATTTGCATAGTCCTGTTTCCATTTATCATACTCCTCTTGCTTCATATACGCAGGTTTTTCTTCGTCAGGCATCCAGCCGTTATTACATAAATGGTCAACGCTAAATGGTATTTCAAATAATTTATTCATAGTTATTTAGTTTTAAAGTTTCCTTCCCTTTTTTTTAATTTTAAACAAAACAAACGAGCCACCACACAGGCAAACGCACTTGCCTAACATTTGCTTTAACGCTATTCTCCCCTCACACAATCCAACGCTCACAGCGTAAAGCAAGTAATCGTTATAAGCAAACGGCGGACGGCTACCGTTCAGGGTACGCATTAAGTCCTTCTGCTTCCATCGCTCTGAATAGTTCGGCGGCTGCAATTTTCACAGAGGTTGGAGCATTCCCTCCACTCGTTGAAATTCGCACACATGAGGTTGTAAACACTCCATCTTTTTTCTCCCGAATCTCAATGTAGTAATCTCCGTTACCTCCGTGCATTGTTCGCAGGTATGTTTCGTTCAAGTCTGAATCGTCTGTTAATAGTGCCATCTTTGTTTATAATTGAATTAATAATTTCCTCTTTGCCTGTCGTTTCGCAAATTTCACGCAACCATTTGTCGGTTGAATCTCTCGTAATTATCTGTTTACAGCCTTTGCAATAATATTTTTCCATAGCTTCTGTTCTTAATTCTGTGTGCCTTTGTAATCAGTTAATAAATCAGGGGCTCCGTCGGCAACTAAGTATTCACGAATAAACTTATTATAGTTTTTAGTGCTATCCAAAATACACTCTCCCCATGTATCGTTAAAATTTGTAATGCCATTTGTTTTTAAGCCGTAACGATCGTAGTCAATTTCAATACAATCTAAATTATCTACAATAGGAGTATTAAGAACTATCATTGGTCTGCGCTGCCTTACACCGCCTTTTCTGTTAAACATAAATTTAGCATCTGCTAATAGCTCCTCTAAACTTTTTACGCACCCCCAATTTTGAGATATTTTAAATTCAGTCTGTGCCGTTAAAGGCTGTTTATTGTTTTCCATAATCTATTCTACTTGTTAATGGGGGTTAGTTTATACTTTCTTTGTAAATCTATTTTGCATAATATAAACAATTACGTTTTAAATCCAGGTTCTGCGTATTAGCCTTAAGCCATAGCTTGCGGTAGTGTAGGGTAGCGGCTTCGGATCTCTTAAGGTCTTGTTGTAGTTTGCAGTGGTCTTGTTGGGCTATTGAGATTAGCGCTATCAACCAAACGAAGCCCGCCAATATCAAGCAGCCTATAACTATTATTATGTTGAAGTATAGTTTCATGTCTTTTTTATTTAATTCGCCAAACTCTAGTTCCTTCGTTTGTCGTTCTTTGTGTAAATTTCCATTTTCTGAATGTTTGTACACAGCAGTGGTAAAAACGTCTTGATTCTATAAACTCTGTATGTTTAAAAAATACACTATCACCAATTTTCATTTTTTCAATCAATAATTGATTGTTGCTTTTTCTAAACCTTTCAGGTAATTCTATTTTTTTATCTATTTTCATACGGACAAAGTAACAGCATTAAAACGAGTGCTGCAAATTAAAAATGTTAAAAAGTAATATAAGTTGTTAACAATGTGTGTTAATAAGTATTATTTGGTGTTACCATAAAAATACTATACCTTTACAAAAACAATTAAACAATGGAAAAGAAAATAATTAGAAAATCAAAAACGGTTAAGCTTACGCCGGATCTTATTGCTAAGATAGAAAAAGTAGCTGCTAAACAAAAACGTAAAGCTCACTATGTAATGGTAGAAGCTTTGGAAAGGGCTTTTAAGTAATGTACAGTGTTTATACATTAAGTTGTCCAATTACTAATGTTGTAAAATACGTAGGTATTACTCAGCAAATACTAAGTAAAAGATTGATGTGTCATTGTAGTGATATAAAAGGCAACAATAAAAAACAGGCTTGGATAAAAGAATTAAGGCTTTTAAAATTAAAACCGTCTATAGAGTTAATAGAGACTTTTGATAAATACGGTGATTATGATCCTGAAATGTATTGGATTCATCAATTTAACTCTTGGGGTTTTGAATTATTAAACACTAGAAGATTACGCTAATGGTAGATTTATATTACGATATACCCCCATACTACCCCGACGAACTAGACGAGCTAGTCCATTGCGACTGTTGCTTCGAGTGCGATAGTTACAGGCCAACTCAAATGCTCGATGGGTACGATGGAGACCGCTTCTTTGTGGGGCATAAGGAAGCCTACCTCGACAACTTCAAGTCGGACTTATCAAATGAAGATTATGATTTACTAACTAAAAAAATAGAAAAGCAATGCAACCAACCAACCTAACCAACGAGGAAATCACAGACGAGATATTCGTACTGGAAAAGAGATGTAAATACATTGAACAGGCTTTAGAAACATTTGCCGATTTAAACCCTATTGATACTTTAGACGAGGTATCTTTAAGAATAGCTTTAAAGAACGGTGTTAGTAGAATTAAACATTTGAAAGGATGAAGCCAGAATTATTAATATCAACCCAATTTGAAATATTCCTGGCAATTATATTAATTCTTGGTGTATTGTGGGGTATGTTTGCAATGCTATACATGGTGTTTAAAGTAACTCCCGAAGATAACGAAACGAAACAAATAACTAAAACTTATAAGAGATGACAGCAACAACCCTAACAATAATATTATGCACAGGTCTTGCAATAGTTGCAGGGCTGTGTATTTGGGAACACTTAACCGAGAAGGGTAGAAAGTTTAAGGATGATTTTAAGGAGTGGGATTCGGACGAGCGCAAGTGAGCCTATACAAACAAATAAAGCCACTAGAGGATAAGATAAAACTTATTAAAAAGAACCTAAAGGATAAAAAGGATTCAATCGATCCTTATGTTCCGTGGCAGGATTACTACGATAGAATAAAACAATGCGAACAAAAGATTGAAGAAATATTAAACAATTATAATTTAAACAAATAAACCGGGGCGCTATTACGCTATTATGAAAAAACAAATCGAACAACTAATTGAGAAGCTTAAGAAGCAGAAATCTCAAACAAACAGCTTCATTACTGAAATGGAAGCGCAAAAGGAATTAGCCGTTAAGCTTAAGTTCAACAGCCGCGCCAATAGCATTGATGAACTGATCGAGCAGGAGATATTCTTCCTATCAATCATTAACCTTAAGATACAAAAGAGTATTAACCAACTTAAAAAATTTAATTAATTATGAGCAGTAATACAGGTTTAAAATACGAGGGCACAGTTATATTTATTGGAGAAACTGAGGTCGTAAGTGATAAGTTCCAAAAGCGTCAAATCGTAGTATCTGACAAAACAAGCGAGTACCCACAGGAAATATGCTTTGAGTTTAACCAGGCTAAATGTAGCGAACTGGATAGCCTTGTGGTTGGGTCTTTAGTTGAGGTTCATTATAATTTGCGGGGCAAACTTTGGAAAGATAATAAATGGTTTAATGTTTTGAACGGTTGGAAAGTTGATAAAAAAACTTTTACAACTAATGGTAATTCAGATAACTTTTAATATATTTGCAATCAGTTAGACTATTTGCGGTAGTCATTCAATAACTAACATACTAACCCTATTCCCGGAGAGGCCGCAAAACTCGAAGGGTGTAGGGTTTCTTATTTAAAATAAAATGGAATTAAAAAAAGCACAACGCCAACAGGTAAAACTTAGGCTAAACATTTCAGCTCCGAGTGGAGCAGGAAAAACAATGAGCGCATTGCGTATGGCAAAAGGCTTGGTAAATGATTGGAGTAAAATCGCTGTGATTGATACAGAGAATGGATCTTCCTCCCTGTATTCTCACTTAGGAGATTTTAATGTAATTGATTTACAGGCACCATTTACCCCTGAGAAATACACAGAGGCTTTAGCCACTTGCGTAAAGGCCGGTATTGAATGTATAATCATTGATAGCAGTTCGCATGAATGGACTTGCCTTTTAGAAGAGAATGAGTTGTTAGCGCAAACTTCTTTCCGTGGCAATACATGGAGCGCATGGAGTAAAACAACTCCAAGACACGACAGGTTCGTTAATGCTGTATTACATTGCAATTCGCACATTATAACATGTACACGCTCAAAGATGGAAACAGTTATGGGTGAGGGTAAGAAAGTGCATAAGGTTGGCATGAAAGATGTTCAACGTGAAGGCTGGGAATATGAGCTAACAGTTTCTTTAAACCTGGATCGTGACACTCATTTAGCTATACCAAGCAAAGACCGTACAAACTTATTTGAAGGTAAACAACCGTTTTTAATCACAGAAGAAACCGGCCAGCTAATTAAACAATGGTGTGAATCGGGAGTTGAGGTTAAACCCGAACCAACGCTAGATGAGCAGGTTAAATTCAACATCACCTTATTAGAATCGGCTTCTACATTAGATGAGCTTAAATATTTTTGGGCTGGGATTAAGCCGGAGGTTCAGAAGGTAGCTGAAGTGTTGGGAGCCAAAGACAAACGCAAGGTTGAATTAACGCCAGTTGTATAATGGAATACGTCACCATTAAAATAACTAAGGACTTATTCGATGACTTACACACAAATGGGTTTATAACTTATTTTGAAGTAAAGAAAATAGAGGTAGTAGATAATTTATTTGATGGTGACGAATTACATAAAGCCTATAAAGATAAAGCTAATAAGGCTTATAAGGCATTAAAAGAATATGAATTTAAAAAGAGGCACGGGGGAGAATATGCATCGAATAAATATTAAGCCCTTGTCAATCAATTGCGCGTTCCAGGGGCGACGGTTCAAGACCCCAGCATATAATAAATACGAGCGCGATTGCCTTCTATTATTACCAGCCATTAAAATACCTTTACCACCTTACAGACTTACAATTGAATTAGGTTTCAGTAATAAAGGTGCTGATCTTTCTAATCCTTTAAAGCTGATTGAAGATATTATACAAAAGAAGTATGGCATAAATGATAAGGACGTTTACCAAATAGTTTTAAACAAGGTAATTGTTAGTAAGTCGAATGAATATTTTAAATTTAATTTGGAGAGTTTAAATAAAAATATGTAAGTTTGCAATATAGTTAAGGGTTGTGCGACCTATTCCAAATTAACAAAACATTAACCTACTGCCTGAGGAGCGCACACTCTGAGGGCGTAGGTTTTTTTATTTATATGAAATTATTATCAGAAGCTTATAAAGAATATAAGCAAACACCAAAGGAGCTTAAACCCCACCTTTGCCTTAATCCACAAACGGGGTTGTACTTAGTTACATTGGCCTTCTCAAAAGAATACATTAGTAAGAAAGGGTTGGTTGCTATATGTTAACCATAACCAACGAAGACAACATGGCCTTAATGGCTCGGTACCCGGACAAACATTTCGACTTAGCTATTGTGGATCCTCCTTATGGGATTGGTTTTGATAATAAAATTAGAGAAGCAAAAACAAAAAATTGGGATAGTGCAATCCCAACTGATGAATATTTTAACGAACTAAAAAGAGTATCTAAAAATCAAATCATTTGGGGAGCAAATTACTTTCCTTACTTATGGCAAAATGGATGCAAAGGTTTTGTTTTTTGGAATAAGGATGTAAATTTTGATAGTTATTCGGTTGGTATTCTAGGGACTGGAGAATTAGCTTATACATCATTTGATAAACCCGCTAAATATTTTTATTATGCTTGGAATGGTTTAGCAGATGGAATTAGAGGAAGGAATAAGCAACAAAAAACAATACACCCAACCCAAAAACCCGTAGCACTTTATAAATGGTTATTGGATAAATACGCCAAGCCAAACGATAAGGTTTTAGACACTCATTTAGGCTCAGGAAGTATAGCAATAGCCTGTCACGATTATGGCTTTGATTTAACGGCTTGTGAACTAGATCCTGACTACTACCAAAAAGCAATGAAAAGAATTAACAACCATATTAACCAACAAAAACTGTTTTAATATATGGCTGAAAATAAAAAATCGTTTGTTCTTTATACAGATATTATCCACGTTTTTGCAAATTTAACAGATGATGAGGCGGGTAAATTGGTTAAGCATTTGCTAGCATATGTCAACGATCAAAACCCAATTACAGATAATCGAATTATCCAAATAGCATTTGAACCAATTAAGTTACAGCTTAAAAGAGATCTAAAGCATTGGGAATCAGTGGTTGACAAAAGAAGGGATGCTGGGAAATTAGGAGGTCTAGCAAAAGCTAGCAAAGGTAAGCAAAACGTAGCAAACTTAGCTGTAACTGATACTGTTAATGTAACTGTAATAAATATACCTTTTATTAATTTTTGGAACATTTATCCAGTTAAGGTCGGAAAAGCAAAATGTGAACCCAAATGGAAAAAATTAACAAACGAGGAAAGAGTTAAAATTATTGACACTCTGCCACGGTTCATAAAACATAAACCGTTTGAAAGTTACAACCATCCAAACCCGGAAACATACTTCAACCAAAAAAGATGGGAGGACGAAATACCGGTTAAGAATTTAAACGAACCTATTGATATTTACAAAATGACTCCCGAAGAGCGACAAGCTTACCGTGACGAATACGATCGTAAAACAACCCCGAAATAATGCAGTTAATACCAATAAACGAAAAGAAGATACCGTTGGTTAAGAACTGGCAAACTTCAAAAGATAAACACGATCTATCAAATTGCTACGGGCGAGGTTTAGTTTGTGGCTCTATTTCAAATAACATTGAGGCTATTGATATTGATCTTAAGTATGATCTTACAGGCAAATTATTTGACCAATACAAAAACGCTATACACCGATCAAAAAACGATCTGCTTCAAAAGCTGGTAGTTCAAAAAACAATGTCGGGAGGGTACCATTTTATTTACCGTTGTTCAAAAATTGAAGGTAATAAAAAGCTGGCCAATAGGTACGCCAACGAATCAGAAAAAGCAACAGGCGAAAAAGTTAAGGTACTTATTGAAACACGGGGCGAAGGAGGTTACATTGCCATATACCCAACCCCAAAATACGAAATTGTACATGGTCAACTTGATAATATTTTAGAGATAACACCTGAAGAACGGGATATTTTATTTAGCTGCGCGCAGGAATTTAACGAGGTTTTTGTTGAACATAAGCCAACCCCACAACCAAAAACCAAAAACCAAACCGGACTATCACCATTTGAGGATTACGACGAAAACGGGGATGTGCTTCAATTGTTATTAAACCATGGCTGGACACAACAGGGCAAAAGAGGCGCTAAGGTATTATTGCGCCGCCCTGGAACTTCAACCGCTGCCAGTTCAGGTAACTTCGATTTTGACCTTAACCGGTTTTCAGTATTCTCAACCTCCACAGAGTTTCAACCTCAAACAAGTTACAAACGCTATGCTGTTTTTGCCATGCTCGAATGTCGGGGGGATTACAAGGAAGCTTCTGCAAAACTTTATGATATGGGTTTTGGAGAAAGGCGCGAAAATAAGTCAAATTTGCCCATAGCCGAATCAAAACAAAGAATTGACATAAACGATGGTAAATTAAATTTCGTTGCCACAGGCAAAGATTATGACGTTTATTTAGATCAATGGCGTAAAGGAACTTTCCAGAAAGGTTTAAGTACCGGAATACCAGCACTAGATAAACATTTTTTATTTAAGCCGTCTTCCTTGGTAATTGTTAACGGTATTGATAATGTTGGTAAGTCAACCGTTATATGGTACCTTGCAATGCTTAGCTCAATACTTCATGGCTGGAAGTGGGTAATATTTACTTCTGAAAACTCTACCGGGTCTTTCATGCGTAAAATGATTGAGTTCTATTGGTCTGAACCCATAAACAATATTAGTGAAGAAAAGTTCCAAGAGGCTAAATTATTTGTAGAGGCTCATTTTAAAATAATTCTTTCAGATGATGATCTTTATACCTTTCAAGATATTTTAGATATGACTACTAAATTGTTAAAAACGGGGTCGTATCAAAGTTTACTTATTGATCCATACAATTCTCTTTATGAAGACCCAAAGGTTAACAGTCATTCATTCCACTACATGGCAATCAGTAAGATAAAGCTGTTTACAAAAATGAATAACATTTGTGTTTACATTAACTGCCACGTGGTAACTTTATCAACCCGGACGCAAAACGGAGAGAAACAGGTTAAAGCGCCAAAGAAAGCAGATACTGAGGGTGGTGGTAAGTTTGCCAATAAAGCAGATGACTTCTTAACAATACACCGTAACGTTGCAGATCCTGAAACATGGATGTTAACCGAGATACACGTACGTAAAATAAAGGAAACAGAAACAGGTGGTAAGGTTACCCCTATGGATTTCCCGGTAATAATACAAAGTACAAACTACTTAACCGGGTTTATGGATGAGCAGCAAATTAACCCAATAATTAAAAACCAACAGCAAACAGGTAAAGGATTTAAGCCGTTCGAGGCGGCTGTTGATCATAAAAAACTTGCTGCCAATGATAATTTTTTAAATGAAAAAGGGGGTAATAATTTTGTTACATAACAAATATTCTCTATATTTGCCATAGATGTCGGAGCTTTTCGCAATCAATCAAAAGGAGATATATCATGCTGCGGCCTTAATCACCAGGAAACGCAACATAAACTTAGCCCCTGAATTAGTTAGCGAAACTTATTTAACATTACAAAAGAAGCAGCCGCCAACAGATCAAGTAGGTTATCTTCATTGGTTTAATAAATCCATGAAGCAGTTGTTTGAGTTTCGGGACAGTTCTTTTAATAAGATTTATAAGTTAGACGTTGAGGCAAAGGAGGACAAGCACAGGTGTTACATAAGGTCTAGGTATGGCGAACAGCACACGCAACACACACCAACACCAACTTGCGAAACTACAATACCTGACGAGGAAGCATTAAACGATATTAACATTTTAGTTGAAAGTACAAACGATGAAACTAAGGAGTTAATAGAAATATCCTCTGGGATGAGAAAAGAACGGGTTTTAAAGTATATTGAGATTTTGGAGTTCAAAAATTCATTACCTTTACCTGAACGTTTTATGTTTGAGCTTCATTATGAGAAGGATCTTTCAGGCCGGCAAATAGAACAAATGCTTAAAGATGTACAATACAGAACTATTAGCTCACTTATTAAAAGTATTAAAAGTAAAATAAAAGTTTATAAATGGAAATAATTAAATACATAGGTGTAATTTGCGCCACATGGCTATTCACAACAGGATCAGCTCCCATTGAGTTTGTTAAAGAGTTTTTTAATGTATCTGAGGGTTCAGATCCTAAAGACCGTTTTCGTAAAGTAATTTCATCTTTAATCAACTGTAACCTTTGCTCGGGTTTTTGGATTGGAATAGCTGTTTATCAGAACCTCTGGATGGCCTGTATTATATCAATATCTGCTGAAATATTTGGAAGGGTATGGGATAAGTATGGGGCATAAATACAACACCATATCAGATAGAGAATACTTAAAACGAATCAAAATAGTTATGCCTATCTTTGAGGAAGGCAAGCAAACTAAACACGATGTTAAAGAAATGTTCTTTTTATACAATGACCGACTTACGCCACGCAAAACTAAAATGTCATGCGGCAAGTGTGTAGGATATGTTAAAATGAGAATGTTACAATATTATAAAGAGATATGCTAAACCTATTCACGCCACTATTCCGAATAAACAACCTTAGAAAGGTTTATGATTCTATTCCCAAACACGATGACATTCATTGGATTATAGTAACCTGCGAAGAAAACAACTTTAACTTATCTGAATACGAGCGTACGCCAAACATTACTATAATCAAACTTAAAACGCCTGAAGGTTTAGAAAACATACACCTTAAAACAAATGCAGCTCTAAAAATACTAAAGGATGGTTTTTACTTCGGCCTGGACGATGACACAACTTTCAATCCTAACACATACGAACTTTATAAAAAATACAAAGATACCCATAAAATGATAATCGGTAAGCAATTACACATTCATAAGGGTAAAGTACAAGTTCGTTTAAACGAAACAATCCCGGAGTGCTGTAAAATAGATGGGGCGCAAGCATTAATACACACATCAATAGCAAAACAAATACCTATTGGATCCTTAGCCGAATCTCATTGTGCAGACGGCTTATGGCTTTTAGACCTTTGGAACGCCTGTAAACCAAATGAACGTATTTTAGTACCTGAAGTAATTAGTAACTATAACTTTTTAAGATAATGGCTAGGCCAATAGGAACAAAATATATAGAAACGCCTGATTTGCTTTGGGATCACTTTGAAGAATACGTTAAAGACGCAAAGTCAAAACCATTCCTTGTTAAAGATTGGGTGGGCAAAAATGGGTTTGAAGTTAAACGTGAGAAAGAAAAGCCCCTTACAATGCAAGGCTTTGAAATCTATTGCTTTAAGAATAATATCATAAATGATCTTAGTGATTATTTTGGCAATAAGGATAAGCGTTACAACGATTATGCCGACATCTGTTCGTACATTAAGAAATGTATTCAAGCCGATCAGATAGAAGGAGGTATGGCAGGAATATACAACCCAAGTATTACGCAAAGATTAAATGGCCTTGTAGAGAAAACAGATAACACAAATACCAACCGTAATTTTGAGGTTACTATGGACTTAGGGGATAATAAACCAACGGATTAAATGCGATTTGTCCACCGGCTGAATAAAGGCTATCAATCATTTTAACATAAATGGAGATTAAATATAAACGCCCTCGCCTTACAGATTATCAAACAGCCATTTTAGATGCGCCTGAGCGTTTCACGATAACAGAAGCCTCGACCAAAACGGGGAAGACGGCCTCTCACGTTGTTTGGTTATTTGAAGAAACATTAAAACTTAAAGAGAATCAAAATACCTGGTGGGTAGCTCCTGTATATTCTCAGGCCGAAATAGCTTTTAACCGTATGCGAAAACAGGTAAGCGATAAAAAAGTATTCGATGTTAATATATCTAAGTTGAGATTAACACTTCCAACTGGCGCAATATGCTCGTTTAAATCTGCTCAAGATCCTGATAGTTTATTCGGTGAAGATGTTTACGCGGCAGTATTCGATGAGGCAAGTCGGGCAAAAAAAGAAGCGTGGTATGCTTTACGTTCTACATTAACATCAACTAATGGCAAGTGTAAGATAATCGGGAACGCCAAAGGTAAAAAGAATTGGATGTATCAATTAGGAGTTAGGGCTAGGGCAGGAGAAAAAGATTATAAGTATTTCAAAATCACGGCTTACGATGCTGTTGAAGCGGGCATATTAAAACTTGAAGAGGTTGAACAGGCTAAAAGGGATTTGCCGGAATATGTATTTAGAGAACTTTACCTAGCTGAACCAAACGAGGACGGTGCTAACCCTTTCGGAATTAACTTTATTAATGCAGCTTTACAAAACGGATTAAGTTTATTACCTGTTGAGTTCTTTGGTATTGACATTGCCAAATCTTATGACTGGACTGTTATAACTGGATTGGATAAATTTGGAAAGGTTGCTTACTTTGATAGGTTTCAAAAAGACTGGGCGCAAACAAAAGATACGATCTTAAGACTTCCTAACAAACCAATGTTAATAGATTCTACTGGTGTAGGTGATTCATTTGTGGAAGACCTGCATACTATTCGCCATAACATCACCGGGTTTAAATACACTCAAGAATCCAAACAGAAACTTATAGCCGGGTTATCACAAGCCATTCAAAAGTCTGAAATAGGAATACTGCCAGGTGTTATGCAAGACGAATTAGAATCATTTGAGTTCGTTTACAATCCACATACGGGGGCTGTTAAATATTCTGCTCCTTCAGGTCATCACGATGACTGCGCTAACTCTTTAGCCCTTGCCAACAAATGCCGAATAGACCGAAGACACGAAACACAATTTAATTATGGCTTTGCGTAACAAATCATAATTGTTAGCCATATTATAATGTGAGCTTACAACTAAAGATTGAACGTATTAAATTAAGGCAGCATGAAAAAGCTATCTTAGAATTAATGCGATCAAAAGGTATTCCTAAAAATCTTATTGAAGAAATACCGATGGAGTTTGCTGACCGTAAGTTAAAGCCGGGCGAAGAGTATTATGTTTACACCGGGCCATTGGATGAAAAGACTAGACCGTTCTGTAAAAAGTTACTTAGCATTGATAAAGTAATTAGTTCTTTGGATATTGATATACTATCGAACTATTTAGATTACGATGTATTGCAGTACAAAGGCTCATATAATTGCAGACATAAGTGGAGAAAGTTCAGAGGTAAGTTTATATTAACCCCTGAGTTAACAGTAGGGCAAATTAAAGATTTAGTTAGAAGGGGGATTCAAGGATGACCTATAACGAGATCATAAAACTATTTAGCTACATCGCGGACGCTCATTATTTCATTAAGTCTTTTGGACATGGTGAAGCATGGGAGATTAACTCTAATGATACTTTTAATGATTATGTTCTTTGGGCTATTCCGGTAGATTCTACAACAGCCGAACAGACTAAAACAAGAACGTTTACTTTATTAGTTTTTAGAAAGGTTGATAAGGCTAAAAAATATGAAACGGATATACTAAGCAATTGCGAACAGGTCTTAGATGATATTATTAAAATACTAAGAAATGAATCTGACGATTATGAAGTAACCAACGAACCTGTATTAGTTCCATTCAAAGAAGAGTTTGGCGATTGGTGTGCTGGTTGGAGAGCAGACGTTTCAATCCTTAGCGACTTTAATAATAACTACTGCGATATACCTAGTGAAGAGTTTGTATCACCTACCCCAAACAATAATGCTTCTTATGTTATTGACGAAGATGGAAACATAGTTTATACTCTTTCACCTGGACAATCTTATACTTTAAACCCAATGGCAACAGATACGGCAGATTCAAATACAAACTTTAGCGGAACAACTTTCACGCTTTCACAAACTCCTGTATTTATTACAGGCGTGTTCTTAAATGGACAAAGATTAACTCTAACTACTGACTACACAGTAATTGGAACAACTATAACTTTTAATAACGCTTTAGCAAATGACATTGTAGTAGTCGTTTATTCTTACTAATATGAAAAAAATAATCCTTTTAATCCTTATTTCGTTTGCGGCTCAGTCCCAAACATTAGTTAAAACAAAACAAATTGGTGACGGATTAGGGACGGGGTCTGTTGTAGTTTCGGGGGGAACAAACGGATCATTAACTTATTCTACCACCACTTCCCTTCCCTTTATTCCTACAAGTTCAGTAAGTGCTTTTGTTCCTTATTCAGGAGCTACAACTTCTGTAAATTTAGGGGCGCAAAGTTTTAGTGTTGGCGGGGCTGTTAATACTGGACTTTCAGCAGTAAACACTTCTACAAAATCCGTTTTTAGATTAGGAGTTTCTTCTTCTCAATGGGCAGACTTTGGAGATAACGGAGGCTTTTTCTCTTTATGGTTTCACAGAAACGGAAGTAAAACAACTACGAATTACAATATTGAAGGTGATGAATACGACTTAATTTTAAACGACAGTAGTTCTGTACAAATAAAGCTATCCGGGTCAAACGCTGTTAATATTACTAATTCAGTTTTAAATAATACAGGAACATCTTTTTTTAATCTTACACCAAGATCTTTTCAAAAAACTACACTTGCAGAATACAACCCAATAAGAACAGAGGTTTATACTCAAGGGTTTGGAGCTGGCGGAACTTTAGCAACTTATCGGTCTAATCTATACGGAACAGTTACTTATTCAGCAACATCACCTGCTACGATTACAAATATGTACGCTAATTATTTTATGAAGGGAACGGCTGGGACATCTTTAACCATAACCAACAACTACGGTTTCGCAACTGATGGAATGGCTCAGATTGTAGATAAAGTAAGAATAGGATCAACAACAGCCCCAAGTGCCACTTTAGATGTTACAGGTACAATGAGTGTTAGTTCTACATTTAGCGCAGGAGGTCTTATCACAGGTTCAGGCTTTACAGGAACAGGCGGTAACTCTACTTTTGCAAATGGTAATCTTAGTTCTATCACAACTTTAACAGCAAGGAATTTAAACTCAACAGCAACTCAAAGTTTAGTAAGTGGATCGACAAGCGGAAACGCTAATTTTTCACAACCATTTCAGGGGTCATCATATAAAAAAGTTATTATCTATTGCAATGCCTTGTTGGGAAAAGCGGCTTATACTTTCCCTGTTGCTTTTGTAAATACACCTATGATTATGACAAGTGACCAAGTTGCAGCAGCAGTTATAACGGGATTAAGCACGACAACAATTACATTAACCGGCGCAACAACAACAGGATATATTACAATAGAAGGTTATTAATGAAAGTATTACTACTCATATTACTTACTCTTTCCTTAAAATCTCAGCCTTTCAAAAAGTTTGACGATAAAGCAGCGCATTTTTATGTGTCGATGTTTGGTGCAATTGGAGTAGCAGAAGTTACTTATCAAATAACTGACAGACCAATATTAAGTGCTTTTTTTGGTCAAATTGTAATGTTTAGTATTGGTTATGGAAAAGAAAAGTTTGTAGATAAAACACCTAATAGTCCTGATTTATTTCCTGATGGTTTTGGTTCTTCTACCGGGGCAATATGTTGGGGTGTTCACTTTGACATTAAAGATAGAGATTACAACAAAAGACAAAAGGATTTTATAAAACTTAATAACGCTAAAAGAATATTGGAGTAATGGCTGATGCAACAAAATTAACGTTTGAAGTAAAAGTTGTAGCAAGTATTGTGATAGGAGCAGTAATGATGACTACCACAGTTTTAACTTCTCACTTTAGCACTAAGTCACAAATAGACCAGTTACGATCTGATATTAAATTAAATCAAACTGTAACTAATATGAGACTTGCAACAGTTGAGGCTTTAATACCACAGGTAGATATTAATACAGTTGCAATAAAAACAATTGCAGATTTTATTGAACCAAAGAAAATAGGATTAAAAAAATATAGATGAACATAAGCGAACATATCACATTTGAAGAGGCAACTCAAAGCCCAACTGCGCTACGTTTAAAAATTAGAAACGAACCAGGGGTTTTAGAACTTAACAGTATGTACGGGGTAGCTCAGTATTGTTTTGAACCTTTAAGGCAATGGTATGGTAAACCAATTAAAATTAATTCTTTTTTCCGTTGCAAAGAACTTAATGAAGCGGTAGGCGGTGCAAAAAATAGCCAGCATACAAAAGGCGAGGCTATCGATATGAGTGCTGGCAGCAAAGAAGAAAACGAGAAGTTATTTAATTGGGCAAAGGCTAATTTAGTTTTTGATCAGTTGATTAATGAATACGATTTTAGCTGGGTGCATATATCATTCAGTACAAAAGGAAATAGAAACCAAACTTTAATAATTAAATAAATGCCATTACCAAAATTCTTAGCAAACATATTCGGAGGCGGGGCTTCTGAGTTAATTAGCGCAGCCGATAAATTAATAGACAACCTTACTATTTCGAAAGAAGAGAAGGAAGCCTTTAAAGCTGAGTTAAACAAAAGTACTAATGATCACATCGAGAAGATGACTGCTTTAGCTCACGATGCTGCTGAGTTAGAATTTAAAAAAGAAACTGCTTACTTAGTTGATATTGCTAATGCTAGAGCGTTGCAAATAGAGGCGTTGAAGCAGGAAGATAAGTTTGCTAAACGTTTTGTTTACTACTTAGCTATTGGTGTATTGATCATAACGTTTACATTTGATCTGTTATTCTTTTTTATTCAATACCCTGAGCGCAACCACGATATTATAAACATGATTGCAGGTACTTTAAATAGTACTGCTTTAGCCTCTGTTATTTATTTCTTCTTTGGAAGTTCAAATAGCTCAAAAGCTAATGGTGAAGCGATGCGTAAAATGTTAGATAAATAATGAAAGCATACCAGGATAAAGTAACAGGTAAATGGAAATGGGGAACTCGTGGCGAAGCTGTCCACGATTCTAAACAAGCGTGTGAACGTGCCGGAATGGATTTATTAACAGATAAACTAAGAAGGTTAAGAGATCGTTTGAACGGGGTTGTAAATAATAATGGCAAGTGAATTTAAAAATACTGAGAAGTTTGTACGCAAGTACGGCAAAGAAGTGGAATCGGAAATTAAAAACCGTTTACTTTCATTTGGCAAAAAGGCTTCAGGTAAACTTTACAAGTCGATACGTGCCGATGTAAGAGAAGAGAAGGCTGGGTTTATTGTGCAGTTTCAAATGGAGGACTACGGCCTTTATGTTGATGGTGGAGTTAAAGGACACGGGAAGCCTGAAGGGTTTAAAGGCAAAAATAAGCCAGTAGTAACAACAGGAAAATTTAGGTTTGGCAGTAAGATGCCACCTGAGAAAAGTATAAAAGATTGGCTAAGGATTAAAGGAATACCAAAGAAGGAAAGTTTTGCCGTGCGTAGGTCTATTTGGATTTTTGGAATAGCACCGACAAACTTCTTTAGCATACCAGTTAAACGTAATGAGAAGAGATTGGCGGCAGGAATAGAAAAGAACATGGCCTTGGATTTTGAACAAATAATTGCAAAAGAATTTAAAAAGAAATGAGCGTAACTATATTACAAAGCCCTGATACTGTAATGCCTGTCTATAATGACATTGTGCATACGGTTGATTCAACTAATAAAGCTGAATGCTCTTTTAGATACGTGTGCGATATTTACGTGGAGGCTGTTTTTGTTGAACGATTAAAACTATTTCCCGATCCTGTTACTGGTTACGCTTCGTTTAAAATTAACCGGGTGTTAGAAGATTATATGAGTTACGATCTACATAATAATCTTTATGGCTCAAGTATTTTTTCAGCAAATAGTAACACTTGCAAAGTTTATGTTTTAAAGTTTGGTGAGGAATATGACAGCTCTCCCCAATGCGATGCGGGAACTACGTTAACTGCTAACATGACTAACACAGGTAATTACTATGCTTTTAACGCAGCTCTACAACATAGGGAGTGGCTATCATGGTCAAGCGCGAATTATGACATGACTGCAGGTTCAGACGCTAAGTTCTTAACCGTTATGCCTGATAAAGCTCTTATTACTTTAGGATCTCAACTTACTTTTAATTTCATTCAATCAGGTCAGGTATTTAAATTATTGGTTACCACTTATGATAGCTCAGGTAATGTTATTAGTTTTTATAATTATACCAATACATTAAACTCTATAACTGGGTCAGATAGAAAGGTTTTAACCGTTGGCGTTGGCCCGGAAAACTTAAATAATTCTACATTAGCTGTTGGGTCGCAGCCTGTAATTAATGCCGATGTTTCTTACTATACTGTTCAATTGGTTAATAATTCTAATAGCTCTGTAAGTGAAATAAAGAGAATTGATATTGATAATCGTAAATACAAATACAATACTCATCGTTTATGGTGGCTTAATCGCTTGGGTGGTTTTGATTCTTACCATTTTAATTTAAAAGATAAGCGTAAAGTAGATGTACAAAGAACTTTTTACAACAAATTAAAAGGTGATTTTGTTAGCGGATCACCTTCTAGCAATTGGCTGTATGCAGTAAGCGATAGAGGTAAAACAGGACTTTCGGTTAACGCTCAGGGTTCAAATACTTTTAATTCAGATTGGTTAACAGAAGCAGAAAGCCTTTGGTTAGAAGAATTATTTACTACACTTGAAGTTTATTTAAGCGATACAAATACAGTAGATAAATTTTGCTGTATAAATTATTTTTTAAACGGTTTGGATTATTCAGCTACAATACCAGTAAATCAAACATACGTGGTTGGAGAAACGGTTTATGTTGACTTTGGCGTAGATAATTATTTTTCTTATTTATCAGGTGAGTACGAAGTGCTTACTTACTCAAATGGCTTTATTACTATTTCGTTTGGGCATGGTTGCGTAGAAGACGGCAGCTCTCCACCTTCCTGTATTGCTTTAGGAGATTATTGTTATAACGGGTCTTTATATACTTTAAACTTTAATTCAGAGTTAGACCCAATCATTATTAAGACAGCTTCTTACGAAGAGAAAATTAAATATAGAGTTAAGAATATTAACTACGATATTGAAATAGAACCAGCTTACAGTATTAACGTTCAAAGAAACTAATGCCATCTAAACTAATATTAAGCAAGCGTGAGTTAATGCCTGATGTGTATTTTACAGATACAACTAAATGGACTATTGGCGTTGACTGGACGGTATTTTTTAATTCAGCCCCAGGCGCAATTGTTTCAATAGCTACGGGATCATCTTTAACTTTAACAGACAGTCCTCTAAGATTTAGCACGGCTTACAAATACAATATTAAAGTAGCTTCATGTTCAGGTATAAATACTTTCTTAATAATTGGCGGCAATATAATTCCTATTCCAGCTAGTGGAGTTACTCAGGTTTTAGAAGGAAACATAGTTACAGGCGCAGCTTTGAACGGAGTTGAGTTGCTTAGCTCAGGAGGAGATACGGCTCAATTCTATCATTTAAAAATTACAGAATATCCGGGTGATGTTGAGATAGATATAACCGATGATATTGATATTCCTTTAACTTTCTCAATAGCAGATATTAAAGACCCTTCTAAAAGAAACGCTGCTTATAGCAAACAAGTAACTACACCGGGAACTAAAACAAATAATAAGTACTACACTTCTATTTACGAAATAAGCGGTGACGGAACTTTCAACCCTAATAAAAAATGCAGGGCTGTTGTTTTAGAAGATGGCTTAGAATTGTTTAACGGGGTTTCTCAACTAAAGAATATTAACAGAATAAGGAACGGGAATAACAATTATAACTTAATCACTTACGAGCAGGTTTTACTTGGTAAACTTGCAGACGCTTTTTACTTATTAGGTGATACTCTTCTTTCAGATTTGGATATGAGTGAGTATAACCATGTCTATAATATCACAAACCAGCGAGATAGTTGGTACACTCAAATCCAAAAGAACGGTGGTAACTATACCAACTCTTTAAACGGAGGAAATCTTACTATAAGTTCATGCGCCAATAATGCTGGAAGGGTTCAGATTAATTTTAGCGGAGCGCACGGATTAGCTGTTGATGACTGGATTATAATTCCTGATAATGCAATAACTGCCGGATCTGAATTTTACTATGGTGAACACGCTGTGGCTGAAATATTTTCAAGTACAGCCGTAATTCTTAGATGTCCTTTTGATGTGGTTGCAGGAACTACTTTAACAACGACAAACACAGTACACAGACACACGAAAACAGGCGAGGGGTATGTTTACCCAATGGAAAATAAAGGCGTTGTTACAAACAATACGTGGCAGGTAAATAAGTTTTACCCGGCTATTTATTTAGTAGAGTATCTAACTAAGATCGCTAAAAAGATAGGTTTCGTATTCGATGGCTCATTCTTGACTTCAGCAATGATTAAAAAAATAATCATTCCTTATAACGGAGGGGAGTTGAAGTTGACACAGGAGCAAGTTGACGCTAAAAAATTCAGAGCTTCAAGTACTGCTGCGGGAACAGGGTCTTATACTTTATCGCCAGCTTATAATAACTCAGGCAGTTCGCCAACAAATTACAGAGGCCATGCAATTAGTGGTTTTGGAGTTGGGCCGGGTTATGTTCCTTTTGCAAACGCAGCTCCTACCGTTATAGATGTTCCGATTAATGACGATAGCACTTTACCAAACTTTGATAACGGAGGAACTTTTAACACGCGAACTTATAGGTGGACTTGTCCAATAAGCGGGACTTATGATTTAAGCGTGGCAGCATTAGTAAATCATAATTACACTTTGCCTGGAGGAGTTACTCAGGCCGAATCTCCTGACACTTTACCAAGTGGTTTAAATCCCGTTAGATATAACGTTAACTTTTCACAGTCAAATAGTTACGGAGGCGCACCTCAATTAAAAGTTGAGATATACGACTATACTACTTCTAACGTAGTTGTTCCGGGATCTGTTACGTTAAATTCTTTTGGCACAAACCAAAGTTTAAACCCGGCTATTTATAGCGTATTCTTAACGGCTGGCCACGCTTACGGTGTTAGATTATTTTACAACGTTCCTGCTAGGGCGCAGTTTTGGAGTACTCAATTTACTACCCCTTATGCAGGAGATATAACAGTTAACTACCAGGTTAATGCTGGTTGTAGTTTTAAAAACAATATTACTAATAACGCTATTGGTGACGGAGATACTTTGTTAATGAATATTGCAATACCTCAAAAAGTAAAGTGTAAAGACTTTTTAATGAGTGTTATTAAGGCATTCAATCTTTACGTTCAGCCCGATAAAGACAACGACAAAAAATTATATTTCGAAACAAGGAATAATTTTTACGCTTCAGGACAAACAAATGACTGGACAAGAAAATTAGATATTGATTCTAAGTTAACAATTACACCGATGGCAGAATTAAATGCTAAGGTTTACGAGTTTAAATACGCAGATAATAAAGCCCCATTCGGAGCAGACCATAAATCTAAATATGAATTAGGCTATGGGGATTTAAAATATACAGTAGATAACGACTTCATTCCTGATAGTACAAATACAATAGAATTAATTTTTGCAGCCACAGTATTAAGTGAGAATGTGCAGGGTGCTGGGTCGGGCAGGATTATTAGCGAAACAAGCACAGATGCTTTGCGAATGCTTTATTTTAATACTTCATCTACCGTTAACCAAGTGCCAAATAACACATGGACACACTCAGGTTTAACGGGTTCTTTTAGTAGAAGGATATTCCCGTACGCTGGACATTTAGATAAAGTTGAAGCACCTAACTATGATCTTAATTGGTTTTATCCTAAAGGCGTTTATTTTGATTATGATTCGTGGACTAACAGAGGATTATTTAATCAAGGGTATAAACAAATGATTGAAGAAATTACAGATAAGAATAGCCGTTATGTTACCGGGTATTTTCATTTGACCGCTAAAGATATTTTTAATTTAGATTTTAGAGATTTGTTTGTGGTTGATGGTCATTTTTTAAGATTAAATAAAGTTTCAGATTATTTAGTTAACAAGAACGTTCCTACACTATGCGAATTTATTAAGGTTGAAAATAAAGCTCCTTATGTACCCACTCCTTACTCTTCAGTACAACCTATAAATGTAATATTTGACGAAGACGATAGGATTTTAAACGGCGGGGGTAACCCTGAAATTGTTTTAGATGTTAATAGCTCTAATCGATCAAGCGGACAAAATGTAAACGGAGAGGGTAATGTAGTTAACGCTGGTTGTAGAATTGTAAACATAAACGGAGATAATAATACCGTAGGAGCTTACTGCTCTAATGTTACTATTCAGGGAGATAATAATATAGTTGATAGCGGATTAAGCAACGTAAGCTTAATAAACACTTCAAACCAAACAATAACAGAAAGTGATGTAAGTTATGTTAATGGTGTTTTAGTTACAACCGATGGCGATATTTTAGTAGTGTCAACAGATGTTTATTTAGACGCTTCGTATCATGGTAGGATTTTATTGATTGATGCAACAGCGTCAAACATAACAATCTTTTGGGACTATGCAACAATGGAAAATTGTGTCGTAACAATAATAAGGGGTGATGCTACTGGTAATATAGTTTCCATGAGTGACGTGGATTTAGTTGCTACGGTTATAGGCAATCCAACGCCTTATGATTTAGGAACTGTTATTTATGATTCAATGACTTTTACAAGCGTAGGGTCAGTAATTTATGTGATATAAAATGGGATTAGTTAGAACAATAATAAGAAAGGCTGGTACTCTAATAGGAGTTAGAAAGACTATTAATTTAATAGAAGGTACTAACGTAACATTAACCGTTGCAGATGATCCTTCTAACGATAGAGTTAATGTTACCATAAATTCGTCCGGCGGTGGAGGCGGTGGATTAACAGAAGCAGATACAAGAAGAACAAGTTATTTAAATCAATTATGAAAACATTAACAGCAACAAACCATTTAATAAGATTCAGATTAGGAAGCTCGCATACTACTAATCCGGTGGACGTTTATTTCTCAGGTAGGAATATTTCAGCAACTACTATAACCCCGGTAAACTACGGAGTTAAAAGCAACGGCACTTCAAATGTCACACTAGTAACTAGTCCGGCATCAAGTGAGCAAAAAGAGGCTTTAGACGTTTCCTTTTTCAATGCAGATACAACTAACAAACAAGTTATTGTTGAGTTCTACGATGGCACAAACGCCTTTATATTATTTAAATGTACTCTAGCCCCTGATGAGAAGCTCGAATTTAAAAACGGTTGGCGAGTATTTGCAAGTACCGGGGCTGTAAAGCAATCTATTAACCAGGGAGCAAATGCAACAACAAGCGGTTTAACAGCAGTTGTTTTAGGTAGTGATGTTACAAATAATAACGCAGTAGCTAATACGATTGCAGATGTTACAGGATTAAGTTTTAGCGTACTGGCAAATAAGACTTACTACTTCAAATTTGTAATTCGTTACACCGCAGCAGCAGCAACAACAGGTTCAAGATGGGGTGTTAATTGTACGGCTGGCCTTGCAACTAATTTAACTTTTATTTCTGAGTACACTTTAACAGCGACTACTTCAACACGAAACGCAATGGTTCAAGCGTTTGATAGCCCGGCAGCTAGTAACGCCTCAAGTATTGTGGCTGTAAATATGTGTGTAATGGAAGGTCATTTTACGCCAACAGCAGACGGAACTTTTATAGCCCGTTTTGCTTCTGAAGTTGCTGCTAGTGCTATTGTAGCAAAAGCAGGAAGTGTATGTTATTATCAACAAACTAATTAATATGGAAAAAATAACAATGCCAGACGGATGGCACGAAGTGAATATTAAAATGTTTCAAGAACTTTCTTTACTTGAAGGTGATGGAGAGCAAAAAGCAATAGAACTTATTTCAATACTTGCCGATAAAGACCCGGATGAGATCAAAACAATTTCACCTGAAGACTTTAAATTAATTATACCAGCTATTCTTTGGACAAATATTGTCCCAACAGATGAGTATAAAACAGATATTCAAATAGATGGTATTACTTACTATTTACAAAAGTTAAAAAGTTTATCGCTTGGCGAGTGGATTGATTTGGATAAATGGTGTGAAAATTCAACAGTTAATTTACATAAGATATTTGCTTTATTGTACAGGCCAGTTGATGAGGAATACGATGTAGCTAAAATGAACGCGCGCGCTGAATTATTTTTAGAAAAGTTAATGATTTCCGATGTTTACGGAACGCTCCTTTTTTTTTTAATTATCGGAAATCAATACCTAAATCTTATAAAGGATTATACGAAGGAGATCCCGAAGACGAGTTAAGGGGTGATGATAGAACGCCTAAAGAAAAGTTAGAAGATGAAAGAGAAGAAAAAAGATTAAAAAAATGGAGCTGGTCTTCTTTTGTATATATTCTTTGCAAGGGTGATATAACTAAAAGAAAAGAGATATTAAAATTGAGTTTTATATCTGTGATGAATTGGAAAGCATTTGAAATTGAAAATAAAAAAATAAGAGATTACTACGATGGAAACGGTTAAAACTTGCATAGGAGATTTAAATAAAATGATTCAAAATACATTAGAGGCAACTGCTTCTTTTAGGCATAACGAATTAATGTTAGAAACAGAAGACCACGTTTACGAGTTGCTGACTATTCAAGCAAAACAGGATTTAAAAATAGAATTAAATAAAGCTAAAAAGTTATTAGATGGCAACAGTAATAGAACTACAAACTAAGATAGACACAGCTAATTCGGCTCAGGCTCTAGGGGCTATAAATAAATCTCTAAAAGATTTAATTAGTTTACAATCTCAATTCGCTAACGGAAGTGCTGAGTATAAGAAACTACAAAAAGCTATTGTTGATACTGAAAGTAAGTTAGGCGATTTAAAAGATGGCTTTGCAACTTTGCGAGGTTCAGGAGTTGAGCGTCTTAATGCTTCATTCGGATTATTAAGAGAGGGTTTTGTAAACTTAGATACTGATAAAGTTGGGATCGCTTTTAAAGGCTTAGGGGCTGCAATGAAAACAATTCCCATCTTTTTAATTGCTGAGGGAGTTAAGTTGTTAGTAGAAAACTTTAGCGATCTTGTTAAATGGTTTGGTATTGGAACTAAAGAAAGTGATAAGCTAGCCGCCTCTTTAGAGAAACAAAAAAAAGCAAACGAGGCTTTATATACAGTTCAATCTAATAGAATTAAAATAATGCAAGCTGAAGGAGCTAGTATTGAATCTGTATTAGCTGCCACAATAAAACTAAACAACCAAAAAATTCAAGACGCAAAGAACGATGTTGAATTACAAAAGTTAAAGATTAGAGAAATATTCTTAAACGATACTATAACCGAAACATTACAACGTAGGGGAATAGAAATATTAAGAGCGCAGGGATTAAACCAACAGGCCGACTTAGTAGAGGCTGCTATACAAAAAGATAAATTAAAAAGAGCTTCTGAATTAGGCGAGGCAATAAGGACTGATTTAGTCGCAATTAATAATTTACAAACCGATAGTAAATTAGCCGAGATTGCAGTAGAGAAAAAACACTCTGAAAATCTTAAAAATATTTATAAGGAAAGGGCAGAAGATCAAAAAGCTATCGACGCTCAGGTAGCTGCTAACAAAAAAACGGCTCAGGAGTTACTTATAGAACAAAATAAAAAACAAATTGAACAGGAAACATTAGATAACGAACAGATAATTATAACTGCTCAGGCTTTATCGGATATGAAAGTATCAATAGAGGAGCAAGAGGCGCAAAGGATTTTAGAATTAAAAAGAAAAGTACGGGATCAAGAAAGAGCAGAAGATTTAAAGACCGTAAAAGATTCTTTAACAAACGCTCAGAATTTAGCAGGATCACTGCAAAGCCTTTCGGATTTAGGGTTTTCGATTAAGCAAGCAAACTTAAAAAAAGGAACTAAAGAAGAAGAGGCGGCGGCTCGTCAACAATTTAAAATTAATAAGGCACTAGCTTTAACCGGGGCAATTATGAACGGGGCGCAGTCAATCCTTGCTATAACCTCTGTGCCTGATTTTACTTTAGGAATTGCCACAGCTATAAGAATAGGTGCACAGGTATTAACAACCGCCTCTGCTGTTGCTAAAATAGCGTCTACACAGTTTACGGCTACTGGTGGAGGGGGTTCAAATGTTGGAGGAGGGGCTACTAGCGTTTCAGGCGCAGGGGCTTCTTTAGCACCTCCACAACCACAATCTTTAGCGTTTAACAATAATACCATTGGGGCGGTTGGTGGAATTGGGGGCAACCAAGCTAATGTTCAAAAGGTAGTTTTAGTTTCTCACGATGTTACTAGGGCGCAAAAGAATGATAAGATAATTGAAATGCAAGCAACGTTTGGTTAAACTCGTAACAAAAAAATAAAAGTTAGCCATTTTATAATAGATGGCAACGCTTAACGGTTTACCTGTATTTAAAATAAAAATATCTGAGGACTTAAATTCCAAAGAGGGTATTGAATTTATATCTCTTGTAGATTACCCTGCCATTGAATCTAATTGGGTGGCACTTGCTGAAAAGAACCCAATAAAATTACAATTCAATCAAGATCGTAAATTATTAGCCGGGCCATTTTTAATACCTGACCAGCCAATTTACAGATACGATAAACAGAATGGTGAGTACTATGTAGTATTTACTAAAGACGAGATCGAGAAGATTGTACGTAAGTTTCAAAAACAAAATAAAAATCTAAATCTTAACTACCAACACCAACCAAACTCACAAATTGAGGCGGTTGTACAGGAAATTTGGTTAACTGGTAAAGCTGACAAGTCGCAAGATTACGGAATGACTTTGCCTGAAGGTTCGGCCTTTGCAATTACTTATATCGAAAGTGATAAATTTTGGTCTGAACAAGTTAAAAGCGGAAACGTTAGAGGTTATTCTATTGAAGGATGGCTTGACATGGAATTAAATAAACAAACAAAAATAAAAATGGAAAATCAAAAATTTGTAGAAGCAAAAACTACTAATGGCGTTACACTAAAAACAGAAGCCGAAACATGGGCTGTTGGTGTTGATGTTATTGCAGTTAGCGCAGAAGGTGTTGAATCTCCCGCAGAAGGTGATTACACTTTAGACAACGGATCAGTTATTAAATGTGTTGCTGGTAAAGTAACCGAAATAGTTGAAGAGGTTATGCAAGAAGAGCTTACACCCGAAGAGGTGGCAGCAATGGAAAGCTTATTCTCTAAAATCATTCAACCACTAAAAGACAAAATTACGGCATTAGAAACTAAGTTATCTAATATTCCAGGGGCTGCTTCTAAAACTGAAAAAACAGATACTAAAACAGAAGTGCTTAAAGAAAGTCACCAAAAAACAGTAATGAACAAAGTAAACAGAATTAAAGAATTATCTAAAAAATAAGAAAATGAAAAAGAAATTTGAATTGTCGGTTATCGACAACATGACAACTTGGACTGGTAAAGATGCAGAAGGTTTTTACTCAGAACTATTATTAACAGGCGATACTCGTAAAAAGTTTCGTTTAATGGCTAACGTAAAAAGCAAGGCAAAAATTGCTTCTTTAGAGGTTGGTGACTTTTTCCAAGCTGACGCTTGCGAATTAGATGCAGAAGGTAACATCACACTTGATGACAAAACAATTGAGGTTTGTGATCTTGGTTTTAAAATTGAATTATGCGTTAAAGATTGGGAAGATATGTTCTTATCTGAATCTATGCGTCCGGGTTCAAACGTTGAAGAAAACTTCCCTGCTGGTGTAACTGATTATATCCAAAATCAAATTGCGCTTAAAGGTTCAGCTTTTTTAGAGCGTTTAACTTTTCAAGGTTCAACAACTGCCAGCCCTCCTGATTTATGCGATGGTTTACAAAAGAAATGGTTAGCGGATTCTGCTGTAATTGATGTTGCTGCAACTGGTTCAAACATTAGCGCAAAAGCTACTGTATTAGCCGAATTAGAAAAAATGTATTTAGCTATCCCGGCTACTTTAGACAAGTCTAAATTAATGTGGGGTGTTACTCAGGCTACTTTTGACGCATTTAAATTAGCTTTATTAGCTACTAACCCTGCAATGGTAATGCTAACACAAGGTGATATTCAACCATCATTCTTAGGTATTCCTTTAACGGTTGCTCGTGGTTTATCTGCAAATAAATCATTTATTGCAGACCCTCAAAACTTGATTTACGCAACAGATTTATTATCTGATGAGCAATACGTATCAATGGAAGTTAAACCGGGTACTAACAAAAAAGTGTACTGGTTACAAGGTTCACTTAAATTCGGTGTTGATTACGAAAAAGGATCTGAGATCGTTTACTACAACTAATTAATAGGGGTGTAAAAAGCCCCTTTTTTAATAACATTTTAATTATAAAATTATGGCAGATTGCGAAACACTAGAAGGTATTGAAATTGGGTGTGATGGTAATGTCGGAGGGATTAAAAAGTTTTACGCAGCCCTAAGAAGCGAAGTAACTTTCCCATTAACATTAAGTTCACCCGGTGATGAAATAAGCACGATTACGATGATCGGTGGAGCTACGTTTCAGGAATTTGAATTTACTAAAAACACTTCAACATTCCAGGAAACAGAAGACACTAATCAAGAGAATGGCACGGCCTTTACTCTACAAACTATTACATTAAAATTAAACAGACGTGAAAAAACTAAGCGTGACAAGTTGTTATTGCTTGGTAAATTCAAAGACCTTGTAGTTATTATTACTGATAATAACAATATTAACTGGTTCTTTGGAGAAGAAAACGGAGTTAATTTAAAAACTAAAGACGGCGGAGCCGGAACAGCTAAAGGCGATGCAAACGGATATACGTTAACGTTTATTGGTGAAGAGCCAGTAGAAGCTAACACGGTAACTGATGCAGCTTTAGCAGCAGTAATATAGGTTTGACGGGGGTTAAACATTAAAGGGTGTGGCAATAGTTACACCCTTTTTTTTGTAATAGATCGTAAAAGTTAGCCATTTTATAATAGAGTGTACATAGTAAAAAACATATTAAATAAAGTCCCTTTAACACTAAGCGAGAATGCCTCACAGCCTTTACATGATTGGTTGTTTGAGTTTAGGAATGAAACTACGGGAGATACCAAAACAGCTTCTTTAGTTGATATTAGTGTATGGCCGTCGAGGTATAATTTATTTGAAATTACTGACAGTACAACAGAAGATTTTTATAATGGATTTATAAATTTTACACCTACCGGGTCTTGGACTTATAAAGCATACGAAATGCCTGTAATGTCGCCGCCTAGTTTAGACAAAACTTTAGCTTATAAATTAGTTAAAGAAGGGGATTTTAAAGTGTTTGATCCTGATGAAATAATAGATAACTCATTCAATGAAGATGAGGTAAAAAATAACGGAGTATTTGACGAATGAACATAAAGCAGAAATTTCTAAAACAGCTAGATAGTAAGTATAAAACTACTTCTAAAAGTGAGCCAATAAAACACAGTATGGCTTCTCTTGATTATACTATTCCGCAAATACCATGTTTGATTGAAAGAAAGAATGACCCCTGGATTTGGTACGGAGAAAATAATCTTTACCCTTTACAAATAGCAGATTTAAGAGCAGGTTCGGGCATTCATAATAGTATTATAAATCTTAAAACTAAGATGACTGCCGGTGATGGATGGTTAATTAACGGGGCAAAAACAGTAGAGGAAAGTGATGCTCTTTATAGTTCTTTGCCGATAAATGTAAAAGCAGATTACGACCTTTTTATAAATAACCCTAATAACCAAGAAAATATTTACGATGTAAAAGAGAAATGCGCTGACGATTATCAAACGCATGGGGCTTTTGCTTATGAGATTATTTTTAATACGGATATGAATAAGATTACACGTATTAAATATGTAGATGTTGAAAATTTAAGATCTGGTAAACTTGAGGCCGACCAAGTTAAAACGCATTGGTATTCTAGGGATTGGAGGGAGTATAAAAAAAACGATTATAAGCCAATAGAGATGTTTGCTTTTGACCCTAACGACAAAGAACACATGAATCAATTAGTGTATGTTAAGAAGGGAAAGAATGAGTATTATGGGGACATTCCTTACAAGGGTTGTTTGAATTGGATAATGGTTGACTTTAAAATGGGACTATTTCATCTTTCGAATATTGATAACGGCATGAATCCGGGTATGTGGTTTAAGTTTTATCAAATGCCTGAAACAGAAGAGCAGAAGCAGGATATTTTAAAAAACATTGTTGATACTTATAGAGGTGCAAAAAAAACAAATCAATTCGTTGCCACTTTCTCGCCAAACAAAGAACTAGCAATGGATATTCAACCGGTGCAACAATCTAATTTAGATAAACAATTATTATTATTAGCAGAATTAAGCGATAAAAAGATAGTAACAGGGCATCAATTGAACAGCCCATCATTAGCCGGGGTTGCTGTTAGTGGTGTTTGGGGCGCAAGTACTGAATTAGAAATGGCCTTTAAATTATTTGATAGTCTTAACATGGCCTCAGATAGAGCAAAGGTTGATCGTAGTTTTCAGCAAGTTTTAGACTTCAACAAAACTCCCGTTACAATTAAAACAAATCCCTGGAATCCTTTTAAAACAACAGTATAATGGAACGTGCATTTTTTATATCAGAAACTTTTTTAAAGGATAACACACCTATTTCGGGGAATGTTGATATTGCTGAGATTTACCCATTTGCTAAAACCGCGGAGGAAACTTTAATACAAGAGGCTATCGGAACATCTTTATTTGAAGACCTAATTGATAAGATTAATTTAGCTGCCGCAAGTCCTCCAACTGTGTTAAGCGCAGATGATATTGTATTGTTAAAGAAAATTCGTTTAGCTCTAATGTGGTACACCGTTCACAATGCAATACCTTTTATAGCTACTAAGATCCGCAATATTGGAGTAGTTCAACAGTCAGGTGAAAACCTTAGTAATGCAGATGGCAATACAATAGCCAATATGCAAAAGACCTGTAAAATGAATGGGGATTTTTATCTTAGATTAGTTCAAAAATACCTTTGTAAAAATCATGATTTATATCCTGCTTATGATGTTTGCGATTGTGGCGTAGGATTACCAGCTAATAGAAACTACCCTTCACCCGGTTTAGATATTGCTTTTTTGAAGAATTATTATAAGGATTAAAAAAAACCCACCTGTTAAAGTGGGTTTAATTTCCGCAAGGAGTCATTCCGTTAGACCAACCGTCGGGTTTCCCTGACGGTGTGAGATTCGAACTCACATCTCCTTACTCGTTGCGGTAACGGGAATCGAACCCGTGAAACGATAGTTTATGAGACTTCGGGATTACCAACAATCTTACCGCATTGCAAATATAATAATTATTCTCATAACAACTTATATTTTTTTAATAATTTAGTATAATCTTCTTTCTTTTTGGTGTTATCGCTAAATCCTTCTCGTTGGGTTGCAAAGAATTTATTGCTTACGTAGCAATTTAAACGCAATCCCATCCACCTATCAATATGTATCTTAAAGTCGTATTCTAAAATCTTATCGTAAGCTTTGGCATTAACAATGTAGAAATGAAGTCCGCAAAAATCTTTTACACCGCTCCAATACTCATTGTGATTTTTAGGACTACCAAAGTAAATACCACCTAATAATATATCCCAATCATTTGGAGTGTTCTGTAAGGCTGTATTGATGTAATTTAGGGTATTTTCTTTGCCGTTAAACACCACATCGTCCTCCATAATCAAAACGTAAGGCCATTCACTCTGTTTAGCTATCAATATACAGTTTATATGCGCCTGACCTATTCCTTTCATTGGGTTTGGGTCAATGACACCTGAAACAAGTTGAACGCAAGCATCACAAATAAATTTAATCTCTTGGTTAAACAGTTTTAGTCTATCCGTTCTTTGTGGTAGATTTATTACTAGTTTGGGTATTTCGTTAAACTGCATACTGATTTAATATAGTTTCACATTGTTCTTTACTTAGCCATTTGTCAATTGCATGATACCCAAGAGAACCTAATTTATAAATAGATTCAACGCTAAACTTTTCACACTCTTCACGAGGCGCTAAGTTACCATAGTGCATGGTATAATGGCTGAAAAATATATCTTCATTGTTATGAATTGATTTTACAAACTTTTTTTCTGAGCAAATTTTGTGCATTATTTTTGGGTTACGTAAAGACAAGCCGCCGTTGCCTCCATAATCTTGAAATGCCCAGGGCGCACCTATATAATCCCATTTATAAAACTCTTCAATTCCAGTTCTTAATAATCCGCTATCGTGCTGAAATATTAGAACCCTGTCGTATTTTAATAGCGATTCCCAAAATTTGGCAGAAGTTAAAAGTGTATTATAATTATCTATGCTATCAATTTGAAACAAAGCCATGTGCAAAAGTTCGCATTCAGGCAAAAACTTCATGTGCCTTTCAATAGTTCCTTCAGGTAATGGCCTACTATCAATTATTACTGCTGCTAGTTTCATTTAAATGATATTAAATTTTTAACAAAGTGATCGTAAGTGTAAGTGTTTAGTATTAATTCTCTGCCAGCCTTTACAATTCTTAATCTTTCTTCTTCATGTTCAGGCATTAAGTAGTAATTTATCATGTACTTAAGTTCATCCATATTATGCCAAACTTTCAAATGAACACCGTCTTTGTAAACCTCTTCTATTCCGGGATAATGTTTAGCCAAACAAATAGCTGTACCCATGCTTAAAATTCTTAGCATTCTATCTGAGGTGTATTTCTCTATTTCGTAATGAGAAACGTTAATAGCTATTTTAGCAGAACGATAAGCCGCAGCCTCGCCTAATTGGTTACCGTTAAAATTATGATCTCCGTTAACGCCAAATAAAGCAAAATTAAGACCGTGACACATTTTAAGTTCGAAACACATTTGTTTCCTAAATTCAGATAATGGAAATTTGTGTGTGTTGTTACCAAAAAAAGCTATTTTACCAAAGTGTTTAGTTGCCTTTTCGCCATCCGGCCTGTACAAATCTGTATCAATATAACATTCCAGCCATTCCGACCTAAAACCTGACCAACGCATAAACCTAACGTCCCTCATATTTGAGAATGCTGTTACATCTACATATTTAGCAAGCTCAACCATCCAATAAGGCGTTGTATCTCTTACATCACCATTCCAATTAATTATAAAAGCACCATAACGTTTAAGCCATCGCAATGTTTTAACCTCAATCTTTTTATCAGATTGTATTTGCATAAATACTAAGTCGGGTTGAAACTGCTTTGCTAATTTAATTATATTGGCATTCGCGTATTTGCTATTAATATTTATGGCTTTAAACTGGGTCGAGTTATTTATAAACGCAGAAGCTAAACCACAAGCCGGGTCTTCTGTTCCAAATATTCCTATGTGTAATATTTTCATGTTGTTAAAGGTAATGTTAAATAAGGTGGTGGCACAGTATTTTGTTTAGTCCTTGTATAATTTCTTTTATCTTCTTTGTGAAGGTGTATTAACTTAACAGATAATGCAGGGTTTTTAATGTCATAACCAGCCTTTTTAATTTCGTGAGCTAGGCGGTTGTCAATTCCCCACAATCCTGCAACGTATTGACAATCAATAGGTTGTATAACTCCTCTGAAACACCACGCATCTTGCGAGCCAGAATTATTAGGATTGTTAATTAAATCCTCTCTAGTGATGGCAAAGCACTCATTCTCTTTAATCTGTTTTATCCTGGTTAAATCGGTAAAGTAAATATCTGAATTACAATAGCAATTAATATCGTTTGGGTATTGTTTCGAAAGTTCAAACAATTCTTTAAAAGTTGGCCTACCCTCTACAATTATAACCCTGTCGAATAGAAGTTTATTAATACTTAAACACTCATCAATTTCATGTTGCCTTAATGGGTCTTCGTACCAATTAAAGAACAAATTAACCTTATTGTGTGATATTCCTTTATAATCCATAGTTTTTAAATTAAATAGCATTGCCAACCGTTTGAATATCCGATATACTTATCGGGGTGATTTATTGCATTGTCAAGATCGGTAAGCGATAAATGAATTATACCATGTCGTATTTGTAATACCCAATCTTCTTTTGAAAACTTTAAAATATATCCTTTTTGTATAGGTTGATTATCTAAATGCTGTTTTATTTCAGTAAGTTCTTTTATTAAGCTTTTCATAGTTTTTAATTATTGTGGGATCGGCGGCTGTTTTAAAGTGAGTTAAGTTTCAGGATAGGGGTACAAAACTCCCATACTGTAAAGCTAGTTAAAATTAAAATTCAAAAAAGTTTTTATCGGTAAAAGATATTAAATGCAGAACGGAAACACCATCTTTATAATATTCGCCTGTACTCATAACATCTTCAATTTTAATTTTTAAAAGTAGGTCATCATCCGCTATTGCCTTTTTAATTTCACGGTTGAATCCTTTTAAATAAGCCTTAGCTAACTTTCTTCTTTCTTTAATATCTACCTTTGGCAAAAAACAAATGTCTGTAATCGGTGATATTAATTTACATTTATTACTCATCTTATATCTGTTTATAGGTTAGTGTTTACTTATTTAATAGGTGGCTTATATAAAACTTTGTCCACAATCAAAACAATTTGTATATGGCTCGTTTTCAATTAAATTTTTGCTTTCACAAAAAGGACATGACTCTTCATTATCCTCTACTGGTGTAATGCCTTTGAACTTCAAAAACTCCTCACATTTTGAAAGCGTTTCGTAAATCAATTCGCAATCAGAATCTTCGCCATGTGTTTCAGGCGGAAGCAATAATAAAAATTTGTGTTGTGAATCTTTTAAATCCTCAATTAGTTCTTCAATTTCCGCATCGGAGCTTTTTGTATTACTTACTCCCGATAGATGGGGGAGAATCATATTTTTAGCATCTTCTAATGCGTTCCAAATTATTGAACAGTCAGAGTTTTCGCCATGCTCTTCTGGCGGTAAAAGCCTTGTTAATAGTAATTGTGCGTGATCACAATCATCTTGCAGTTCTCTCAACTCCTCCAGTCCTTTAGGTTCTTCTTTGGAGGCATCGGCGAACAATCTATTAATTTGTTCTGACGCATTTATTATGCCGGAAACTACTAAGTTTTCATTTCCAATTGTTTTAACGCTTAACGTGTTGTTGAGTATTTCTTGTATTTTGTTTTGCATGGGTTATTTAGTTTTAGATTTCTTACGTTTTATATACAATTCTTTAATGTGGTCAATTTCTTTTTCAAACATTATTACTTTTGAAGTTTTGGAATCCCTTATGTATTTTCCAAAACCAAGTTCTCCAAAACCGTAATCAAAAATTACATTTTCCATACTTCTATTTAGTTTTAATGTTAGTGTTTAGTTACTTGGGTTGGGGAAAATCATTTTGTCCACCACCAAATATGAGGGCTGTTAATTTCAACTTTGAGCGACTTTTCACCTTCTTCAAAATACTCTTCTGATTCATAAGCAAATCTTGGAACATCGCTGCCATCCAATGGTTCTAAAATCATACAGGCTTGACTTGTAACAAAGCTTTTAATTACAAATTTATGCTCACGATAAAAAATAGTTCTGCCAATTTTCTCCTCTGTATTGAACGGAAACCAGCTCCATTCCATTTCCATGCTATCAATAAATTGGGTTGCTAACTTATAGCCTCTTTCATAAGATCGGCAGAACTCGTCAAATATCTGAACATCTTTTACAAACACTTTTACATTACCGCCTTTTCTTACATCGTTTCCGCTCATGTGCGATTCCTTTAAATAATTATACTCTTCAATAACTATCTTAAAAGGCCATCTATGACCACTAAACCCCTCAATTGACTTATCCTTAAACCTTGCATAGGTTGTATTATCTTGCCTTGAATGAGGAAACTCGCCATGAATTAACTCTACTTCTTCATTACCTACTTTAACTGTGGCATAACTTTTTGATTCGGATGCGTTGCCGACACCCCATTTTTCTGATTCCATATTTTATTTTTTAGTTGTTACTTCTTTAGTGTTGTTAGTTTATCCTTTGGGGTTAAAAAAATATAAATATTATAACGGATATTATTATAATTGTAACAATAGCAGCCACACATTCCCAATCGTCATCATCAGGGTGTGGTGATGGTAAACTTCTTTTCTTACCTCTACTTGATGTATGCGCTGATGATATTGCTGCAAATGGAAATGCCATAGTGTTATTAGTTGGTTGGTTTAATTTATGTTTGGGTCAGAGTTATTTTTTGAATGCAAGGCCATCGCCAAAAATACGACCTCTTTTACCCAACTTTTAGGCTGCTTCATTGCATCAAATAGTATCTCAGCAGCTTTAATTTTATCACCGTTACAAACTACTGAACTATCATTTACTGAAAGAAACATAAAGGTGTCTTTAGATTCTTCAAGAATATCATGTATTATTTCTACTTCTGTCTTTTCCATACTTCTATTTAGTTTTAATGTTAGTGTTTAGTTACTTGGGTTAAACAAAAAGTCTTATAAAATCTAAGCCATCAGAAAATAACTTCATTTCATCGGGCGTTAATTTTGCGTTTAACTTTTTGAATATATTTTGTGCTTTTAATTTATTAATACGCTTTTCTTCTTTGAGTTTTTCAGCTTCTTTTTTCTCAGCATTTACTTGACTTATTAGCTTTTCAATTTGTTCATCACAATCGTTTTTAACATCGGCCAACTCAGAATTATATTTTTTAATTAAATTCTGTTCTTTGTTTTTTAAATCCTCAGTTAATAAAGCAGAAAGCCTGTGAAATTCTTTAGCTATAACATCTTTTCTTCTATTAGTAACACCTCGCTCTAATTCCAAATTATAAGCCGTTATTTTAATTTCTATCGCTTTCCTGTCCATCTTTACTTCTTTAGTGTTGTTAATCAATTATTTAAGTATTGTTTACCTCATTGATAAGGTAAACATTTAGTGTTGTTAGTTTATCCTTTTAATCATTATCTATTACAAATTTAACTCCAAATAATTCTACTATCTTTCTATTGTTCTTAACTCCATTATAGCTCATGTTATTTTCCTTCGCATAATCCGGTATGGTTTTAAGATTTAAATACGATCCGGCCTGTTCAATTAATTGAACTAAAGTATCATTGTTTAGTTCACCATCTTGAAATTTTTGAAAGATAAAAACTTTTATTTTTTCGTTCTTTTCTTTGATTGTCAATACTTTATCCATAGTTCAATTTATTTAATTACGTTTAGCCAGTAGTTACCTGCAATACCTACCACACACAGAACAATGACCATTAAAGCTGTCAGGTATGCAATTGTGGTCAGGGTATAGTTCTAAGTCTTTTACATTAGCTTCTTTTTCGTAATTTAGATATGGGTTTGCAAATCGTATTTCCACAATTGCTTTGTCGTTAGTAACGGTTTTTACTTTAACAGCTCCGTAATGCCCTTTCCACTTTGCCATAAAAGGTACAGCAGGTAACACCGTATTGCCAATAGTGGCGTTGAATGTTTCATCATTACTATTTTTCATAATATAAATTTTAGTTTTATTAATTAGTTTTAGTTGCAGTAGTGCCACCATCGGCAATACTTCGGACGTTAGCACTCAGTTTTTGCCAACGCACGTTTTAGTTTATATTTCCGCTCCGAGTATTCGCATTGTTGAATGTAATTGTGTAAACAAGCACCATTTACTTTTTCATTTATACAGCCTCCAAATGGATTACCACAGCTTTTAAAAAATTTACAGTTTGAAACTTTTGTATTTTTCATTTTATATTGTTTAATAATTAATAATCTACTTTAAAAACCGAAGTGCTAACACAGGCTAAAACGGCATTAAAACGACCGTTTAGCCTCGTCCGTTATACGCAAATAAATTAAACCCCACCCGCCTGTGTGTGATACAACTCGTGTCCAACACATAGGTAGTAAGCATTTTGTAAATTGTGTAAAAATTCTGTATTTTGTATAAATTGCCTTTCGTCATTATCTATTGAAAAACAAATTTCTTTGTGATAAACACCTCCATAATTTGAATGAATAATATGCACTTCAAAATTACTTGTACCATCAACTACATTATGAAGCACCCATCTATCATACTTCTCATATTCGTTGCAAATTTTCTCACCCCAATTTTCAAAAGATAATTCCTTTAATTTTTCTTCTGTTAATCGTATTGGAGAGTGTACCAAATTAAAACCTTTTGGGTCTTCTTCTAACCATTTTAAATCTTGCCAATCAATTTTAGTCGGCAATGTTTCTCCTTCCGAAGTATCGTAATTCAAAAGGTTTCCAGTTCTTAGTTCATTTAATTTTATCATTGTTTTATATTTTTTTGCCTCCCTTCTGTTTAAAAATACTGATACCTAACAGCACCTAACAAAAAGCGGCACATACTAAGTTTGCTAAAAAGCCGCCTTCTGTTAGCTGCAAAACGTTATGCCTCATGCTAAGACAGCTCCGTGCATGATGACAAAATATAGTTTATTAGGTTCTGCTCCCCATTCATGATTTCCAGTCCTGATTTCAATTCCCTTGTGTTCAAGCTTCAATATTCTTTCAGTATCATTATTTGACGGATAACCCAAAGTCATTACGTTGTAATCGAACTTTTTAGCCATTATCATTTTCCACTCTTCGGCAGGTGCTAAAATATCATTAAGACTATCAGAGAAGTTGCGATAACACTCTCCGCATTGCACAAGTCTTTTCCACCAGTATTGGTTAATTTCTCGGTAATCCTCTGTTTTTATGCCTGCTTTTGTCATTTCAAACCATTTGGTTTTGAGCGAAAGACGTAAGCACGAAGGCATAACAGCAGCCTTACGCAATGCGGGGTTTTCGGCTTCGGGTGATACTTTTTCCTTTGTCATAAAATTTCGTTTTCAAATGTAAGTCTGTGCTATTAAGCCCGCACTGACGTAAGGCTGCAAAACGTTAGGTGCAAATGCAACAAAAAGCCACACTTGCACCAGTCCTATCAAGCTGGTTGAAGTGATGGTAATGTTTTCAATACTTCAAATGCTTCTGGAAATATCCAAGCAGTTGTTTTGTATTT